AGAACTCATGGATCTGATTCAGAAGCTGGCGATCGCGGAGAAGGCGATCGAGGCAGGACACGACGCTCGCTTGTTCGACATCGTCCACGACATCATCAACACCCACTACGACGAGCTGAACGCGGAAGAGATCGCGATCCTGCTAGACATGACTGGTGTGGGCCATGAGATCTGGGACCCGTTCCCAGGTCCCCAGGTCCAGGCCCTGGAGTGCAAGGCCGATGAGCTGTTCTACGGCGGTGCGGCCGGCGGCGGCAAGTCGGACCTGCTCATCGGGCTGTCACTGACCCGGCACCAGCACACGATCATCTACCGGCGTGAGGCGACGCAGCTGGTGGGCATCCTGCAGCGCATGAGCCAGATCATCGGCGACCGCAAGGGGTACAACGGACAGGACAAGGTCTGGCGGTACGAGGACAAGCTGATCGAATTCGGCGCCGTGAAGGACTCGGGCTCGGAGGAGAAGTACCAGGGACGTCCGCACGACCTGAAGGGGTTCGACGAGATCACTCACTTCATCGAGTTCCAGTACAACTTCCTCAACGGCTGGAAGCGATCGGCCGATCCGAAGCAGCGCGTGCGTACCGTGGCCACAGGGAACCCACCAACCCGGCCGGAAGGCCTGTGGGTCAAGAAGTATTGGGGACCCTGGCTGGACCGCAACAACCCGCTGTACGGCAAGGTCGAGCCCGGGGAGCTGGCGTATTACTTCCGAAATGACGCCGGAGAGATGACATTCCTGCGTGAATGCGAACCACAGAAGGACGAGGACGGCGAGGAGATCATCCCGCGATCCCTGACATTCATTCCATCGAGGGTGGAGGACAACCCGGTCTACATGGCAACAGGATACAAACAGCAGCTGCAATCGCTGCCAGAGCCTTTGCGCTCACAGATGCTGAAGGGTGACTTCGAAGCCTTCAGTGACGATGACCCGATGCAGGTCATCCCGACCAACTGGATCATCGCAGCACAGCGCAGGTGGGAGGACAAGAAGACTAAGGAGGAGAAGGGCCAGATGCTGGCGATGGGCGTAGACCCGGCGCGCGGAGGCATGGACAACACGGTCATCGCGAAGAAGTACGAGAAGCTGTGGTTCCCGGAGCTGAAGCTCTACCCTGGCGGCGCTACGCCGGACGGCCCGACCACCGTCAGCCTGATCGTGGCCGAGCGCCAGGACGACTGCCCGGTGGTGACAGACATCATCGGCATCGGCTCCTCGGTCGTGGACATCGGGAGCATGCAGGGCCTGCACATGGTTGGCTGGAACAACGCAGAGGGATCGCCGGGCATCATCGACGGGCTACGGTTCAAGAACAAGCGGTCGTGGGTCTACTGGAACTTCAGGGTGATGCTCGATCCGGCCAACGAGACCGGCATCGCGCTGCCCCTAGACGACGATCTCCTGGCCGAGCTGGCCGCCCACAAGTTCGTCATGACCCCTGGCGGCATCCAGGTACTTCCGAAGGAGAAGGTCAAGGAGCTGATCGGCCGATCGCCTGACCGGGCGGACGCCGTGGTCATGGCCAGCGTCGACGTGCAGAGCCGGGGCAACTACCAGCCGAAGGGCAAGCCCTCGAAGTGGGTCAAGGACGGAATCGACATGACGATCCCCGACGACTACAACCCTTACGAATGATTCTTATTGACAGATACGAATGATTCACGTTATCTTCAGGTGAACGTAGGGGGAAATTCCATGCCGATCAAACCGAAACAGGCCATGGGCGGGGCTGCGTTCCGCCAGGGCGTAAAACAAGCGGGGCAGGCCCGACTGAAAGAGGCCTACCGCGGCGGCACGGAGTATTCCGAACTCCCAGGTGGCACTACCTACAACGCCCGGGGGCAGAAGGAGCAGCTTACCCGGCAGGGCCTTGTAACGCGACAGGTTACAGAGGAGTGGCGGAAGTGGAGCAACGCTGACGGCATGCACAACCCAGGCATGAAGGAGCCCCAGAAGTACCGCTACTCGGTCGAGTATGACAAGGGCTGGGACGACTACAACAAGGCGATGCGCGAGATGCGGCATCGTGTTTCTTCTGGTGTACGAGGCCGCAGGGCTGCAGAGAAGCAGGCCAAGACTTCCAAGTTTGGCGCCCCTGGCGCCTCTGGAAGCAGGACCGCGACGCTCATCGCCAGAGCATTCGACGACGAGGAGAAATACTGATGTGCATTGGTGGCACCCCGAAAGCACCTCCGCCCCCGCCCATGCCGGCTGCCCCGCCGCCTGACCCCAAGCCGGTCGGCGAAGGTGTGAAGGAGACCAGGGCACAGGACAAGCAGAAGGCCGCGTACCTCGCCAGCCAGGGCAAGCGCAAGGACTCTGGCAGCGCCGCCGCGGGCCTGCTGACCCCGGCCTCGACCAGCCAGACGCAAGGGACCCTGATCGGTGGCTGACATTGACGTCCGCACCCGGTTGAACCGTCGCTTCTCAGATCTTGAGAAGGACCGGTCCAGTTACATCGACCACTGGAAGGAGTTGCAGGACTTCATCCTGCCTCGCCGTGGCCGGTTCCTGGACACCGATCGCAACGACGGTTCGAAGAAGCACACCAAGCAGTTGGACAACAGTGCCACCCTGGCCGCCAGAACCCTGGCGTCCGGTATGATGGCCGGTTTGACGTCCCCTGCTCGGCCGTGGTTCAAGCTGGACGCGCCTGACCCTGGCCTGAAGCAGTACCGCCCGGTGAAGGAATGGCTACACGCTGTGGAGCTGCGGCTGCGTGAGATCTTCGCGCGGTCCAACCTGTACAACACGCTGCACAACGTCTACAAGGAGATCGGTGTATTCGGAACGGCGCCTGCGCTGTTCGCCTCACACTTCGAGGAGGTCGTTCGAGGCTACCCGATCACGGTTGGCTCGTATGCCCTTGGCCTTGGCTCGGACCTGACGGTCGACACGCTATATCGGGACATCCCGATGACGGCCAAGATGGTGTACCAGAAGTTCGGCAAGGACCGTGTGTCCCTGTCGATCAAGAATGCCATCGACAATCATAACTACAACCAGCCGGTTGTGACAGCCAGCCGTTCATGGCCCCGCGCTGGGACGTCAACGGCACTGACACGTACGGCAGTTCCCCGGGCATGGAGGCGCTCGGCGATACCATCCAGCTGCAGACGATGCAGCGGTGGAAAGGTGAGGGCATTCACAAGCAGGTACGGCCGCCCATGATCGCGCCGACTGCACTGCGCAACGCGCACAAGACAACCGTCCCTGGCGGCGTCACGTACTACGACGGCCAGCAGGGCATGCGCGGGTTCGAGCCCGCGTTCCAGGTGAACTTCCAGTTGCAGTTCCTACTGGAGGACATCAAGGACACCAAGGATAGGATCAGCCGCGCCTTCTACGAGGACCTGTTCCTCATGCTGGCACGCTCCGATCGCCGCGAGATCACCGCTCGCGAGATCGAAGAGCGCCATGAGGAAAAGCTGATCATGCTCGGCCCGGTGCTGGAGCGCCTGGAAGACGAGCTGCTGGATCCTCTGATCGATCGCGTGTTCAACATCGCACTGGCCAACGAGATCATCCCGCCTCCTCCGCAGGAGATGCAGGACGGGGAGATCAAGGTAGAGTACATCTCCATCCTGGCCCAGGCACAGAAGGCCGTTGCCATCAACAGCCTGGAGCGCACTGCACAGTTCGTCGGTGGACTGGCAAACATCCAGGCGGCCGGCGGCGGGCCTGCCCAGGTCGTGGACAAGGTCGACTTCGACCGCATGGTTGAGGACTACGGCCAGTCGATCGGCATCAGTCCGCTGATCCTTCGCGACCAGAAGGACGTCGATGCCGGCCGCGAGGAGCAGGCCAAGAAGGCAGAGCAGGCGCAGCAGATGGCCATGGCCGAGCAGGCTTCGAAGATGGCCAAGAATGTCGGCAGCATCCCGACTGACGAAGGCTCTATCGGCGGCAACATCATGGATCAGGTCACCGGAGCCGGCGGCACTCCTAACGTAGGTCAGGGATGATCAAATCGAAGCGACAGCTACAGGCCATCATGAAGACGGCCGATGGGCGTGAGTGGATGTGGGACCATCTGGCACGCTGCAACGTGTTTGCTCAGACGTACACGAGCGATACGCACGACACAGCGTTCAACGAAGGGCGCCGGTCGATCGGGCTGAGGCTACTGGCGGATCTGCAGGAGCATGTGTTCACGCAGTACCAGCAGATGGAAGCCGAGGCGATGGCACGACTGGAAGACGAAAACGACAAGGTGGAGAACGATGTTTCTGAAACTGATTGAAGATTTCGAGCGGAAACTTTTCAACGAAGAACCGGGTGGCGAGGGTGAAGCTGCTCCTGCCGGCGGAGGTTCGTTGATTGGCGATGCTGGAGAGACCGGTGCCGAGGGTGAAGGCGATCCGGGGAATGCTGAAGGTGCTGGCGACGCGGCAGCTGCTGGAGGCGAGAAGCCCGCAGAGGGCGAGGAGAAACCTTCAGGCGAAGGTGAAGGCGAAGGCGAAGGTGAGGGCGAGGGTAAACCGGAAGGGGCACCCGAGCAGTACGAGGCGTTCAAGGTACCCGAGGGGTATGTTGTAGACGAGAATGCCCTGGGCGAGTTCCACGAGTATGCGAAGGGTAAGAACCTGACGCAGGAGCAAGCACAGGAGCTGATCGACTTCCATGCTTCGAACGTCCAGAAGATCTTCGACGAGCAGAGCCGAGCCTGGGAAGACACGAGGAAGGGCTGGGTCGACTCATCCAAGGGCGACCAGGAGTTCGGCGGGCAGATGTTCCAGGAGAACATGAAGCACGTCGCAACTGCCGTGAACAAGTTCGGCACCCCCGAGCTGAAGCAGGCCTTGAACGAGACTGGTCTCGGGGATCACCCTGAGATGGTTCGCTTCTTCTACCGCGTAGGCAAGCTGGCTGGTGAGGGGGA